TAGATACACCCTCAAAAGTGGGAGCATCTTCCTCAGGAGGTTGTTCGTCAGTTGCAGATGAACCATGCTCAACGACATTGGACTCACTAACGAGATACACCTTTTCTCCTGAACCAGTGAGAACAATCTCGTCAGTAAAGTAGATGTTGTTGTGATTCCAGTTTGAAGGATTCACAAACTCAATGTCATCACAGGCGGATACAAAGACTTGAATATTCAAATAACTTGCATCGTCTGGTTGAACAAGGGTATTCAGCACTCGAACACCAATAGTTCCGTTCGCCTCTGCCAAATATGCAGTGCCATCAAATTTCCATTGATCATTGAAAAAATGGGAACAAATCTTGTATGGTTCTTTCTGTTGCCAAGGAATGATGACCTCAAAGTCACGCGTCTCTGAAATGTCTACGATCTCTGTGTAGTTAGTGTTGTAGGTATCGGAAGTCGTACCTGCAAAGTCGTGGGGATCATAAACAATCGCGATTTTACCTTGAGAAAACTTAGCTGCTGGAATCACAAACCGCACCTTAATCGACCCACTCCATTCTCTGAACATCCATGCTAAATAAGACATTGGTGTATTCTGTTGAATGTTAGTGGTTTTACGTCTAAGTCCAGGAGTGACCGGCATTGTAAACAACCATTTGTTCGTATCATCGCTTGGATTCCAGTCAAAACTTGTCAGCCAAGATTCAATACCTGCAAGGTGAGTGATGGAAAGCTGATCCTCTAAAACAGGATCACCTGCTGTGCGTGGATCAACACAAATTTCTTGCTTTCGAGTAACAGTTAACTTAGTAGTTGTGTCTGCACCATCACTCGTTGCCATACTAGCAAAAGGTGTGTTGCGCACAATCACAGCATCTTTGATTTCTGCAGGCTTTGAAAAGCCAAACAAGGAAGCAATTGCACCTGCTGCTCTAGCGCCTATTTCTGTTGCTCTTGCAAAGACGCCAATGACTGGAATCCTCTTCAAATCACCAGCAGCATCAGCTACAGCAGAAGCCACAGAAGAAACCGGACCATCCATGCTATACTCATCTATTGGAGTACGCTTAATCTTCATACCTGATCCCGTCAAAACAATGTCAACAGGTGCGCCAGAACCAGTGACAAAAAGACTGGTCGGGGCCGATAATTTAACGTTCTTCATATGAGCAAAGATAGTGATCTTAGACACTACTGGAGCTACTGAATCAGAGCAAAACACTAATGGAGTGAAACTAGTCACATCGAGTCGACCAATCTTAGGGACCCCGTCTATCAAATTAATGAAATTCTCAGGGTATAAAAAAGGACAAACAATTTCTCCTCCTTTTCTCGTAGTGGGGTTGAGTAGGATTTTGGGACGCTGTGAACGACACATTAGCTGCATGACGGATGGCAAATTCTTCTCAGGATTTTTGTCCCAATATGAATATGATGCCATTGCCAAGCCCTGCATCTGCTGATTACCTGTGATGGTTACCGTTAGAACAAGCTCTCCGCGCAACAGCATGAAATTCGCCAACTTCGCCTTAACAGCAGCGTTGTCTAGAAATAACTCCCATGGATAAATTTCTTCATCTATGATAGCATCTCGTTCCCACGAAAGCTCATTGATGAGCACAGGGCGGGAAAGAAACTTCGCTATGTCGGCTTCCTCCGTGTAACCCTGCATCATCGTTGGGTCTGTGGTAGCACCCTCATCCCACACATGTGATTGTGCATCGGCATGATGCATATTAACAGTACCAGTCATCGAAACCAGCACTATATTTTGAGGTATATCCTCTAATATTGATTCAGTAAGGAATTCTACTTGTTTTGTAATATGATTTTCAGTAAGTCGGTGTACAAAAAGATGGTTGACTTAACCCATCTCTAGGTTACATACATTTTGCGCTAGCCAGAACTAGCGACTCCTCTAAATAGAGGTTGGACACGAGGGTCCGCTGGATCCATATCTCGCTTCTAATAAACAAATCGTATGCAAAGATAATTATCACTAGTGATCAATAATATGGAAACGGTTTTGGTTAAGACGTACCGTTAAAGCCTTTTGCATACAGGAAAGAATTCTAAATCTTCCTCCATCATGCTATCATTGTACGCCCCCTGTAACACCCATTCAAATAAATTTTCATAAGTGTCGTAGAAGCGCCAATGAACGAAAGGAACTATCGGAGGGTACTCATCTAGTACCTCCTCCAATATGCAGTGAAACCGGGCATAAACATCACGACCATGTAGAACCAGCTCGCGGTTCACATTCGAAATTGTCTGTCCCAGCTGTTCAATTTCACTGACTATTTTTGACTCCGTAATCGTCGTCAATGACTTGAAAACTGAATCCAATGATAATGGACCCACCACATTTCCATCGATCATTGAAAACCCTCTCTTCAAAAAATCGGCTGTTGAGAGTGGAAAATAATTGACTGGAGCATCTGATTTATTGGGCATGGAAAATCCAAGTCCCGCCTCTTCAAGTTGCTTAGCCATGTCAACATGACCAAATTCAACGGAACCATCATTGCAGAAATCATTGTCATCACCTACCACCACCGCACTCACGTGTTGAGTGAACGTGTAAGGAGACATCTGTGTTGCTTTCGCATAACAATACCTAATGTCAAGCAAATTCG